CGGCCGCTGCTGCGGCGGTGGACCGTGCGGGCAGTCTGTCCGGGCGGAAGAGGCTCCTGCTGGGTGCGGCGCGTGAGGCGTCGGCACTGGGCGGGGTGGTGGCCGCCAAGCGGCGGCTGGTGGCTGCGGCCCGCGTGACGGCGGGTGGCAGGCCGGTGGGGTCGGCCCGTACGGCCTCGGTAGGTGTAGCGGTCGGGGTGGCCGCTGCTCTGCCGGTGAAGGTCGTACGGGCCGCCAGGGCCGGAGCGGCTGTCGAGCGTGCGCAGGCGCGGCCGGTGCGCGTGGTGCGGGCGGCTGTGGTGGGTGCGGCCGGCGAGGCTGGCCGGGCACGGCCGGTTGCGGCGGTGCGGACGGTGCCGGTTGGCGTTGCCCGCACGACTTCTGCGGCGGGTTTGTTGGCCGGGGCGAAGACGCACCGGGTGGGTGCGGGCTCGGTGGTGGAGGCCGGGCGGATGCTGGCATGGGCCGGCACCGCCCGACTCCTCACCGGCCAGGTGGTGGACGCGGCCCGGCCTGTGACCGCTGTACGCGTCGTGCCGGTGGGCGCGGCCGTGGTGGTGGAGCGGGCCCGGCCGATCGGGGCTGCTCGGGTGGTGCGGTTGGGCGCCGCCCACGAGCACGTCTCTGTCGCGCGGTTGGTGGTGGCGGGCGCTGCCCGTGCTGGTGCTGCGCGGGTAGCGGACTGGGCGCGGCCGGTGGCCGTAGCGAAGACCACCAGCGTGACGTCCGCGCACGGTGTGGAGGCTGGACGGCCGGTCACCGTATGCCGGGTGGTACCGGTGGGTGCGGCCCGCGAGGCCAGCGGCGGCGTTGCGGTGTGGGTGGCGCGGCGTGCGCTGCTGACCGCGGCCCGCGACACCGCCTCGGGACGGCCGCTCACGCCAGTGGGGACGGCCCGTCTTACTCCGGCCATGGTGCTGGAGCAGGCCCGGCCGCTCGCCCCCTCGAAGACAACGATCCTTGGCACGGCCCGTACGGCGGAGGCCGGGCACGAGGCGCGGCCGGTGCTGCTGGTCCCCGTCGGCACAGCCCACACCGTCGGACGCACCGGGCAGGTCACGGCTGGCAAGACGCTGAGGCTGGGCCTGGCACGGGCGGTGGAAGCTGCACGGCTGCCGCTGCCCGCGGGCGCGCTGCACCTTGGGGCCGCCGTTGAGCAGACCGGCGGGCGGCCGATCCGCGGTGCCAAGACCGTCCCGCTCCTCACGACGGGTGAGACCGACAGCGGGCGGCCGGTGCGTGCGGCGAAGACCGTACGCCTCGGTACGGCCCGCGGCAGGGCGGCTGGGAGCCGGGTGGGTGCGCTGCGGCGTATTCCGGTCGGCACGGCCCGCTGCACGCACACCGCCGGGCCGGTACGGCCGGTGAAGCGGGCACTGCTGGGCAGCGCGCACGAGCACGGGCGGGCGCGCACCATTCGGCAGCCGTTCCAGACCCGCATGATCCGCACCGCCCACCAGCACACGGCCGGGCGACCGGTGGTGTGGCGCAGGCAGCAGCCGGCGGACCACGCCACCCCGTCAGCTCACGGGCCCGCGCTGGCACCGACGACGAGCAGCTCGACGCTGGCCCCGTCGACGGGCGGCCCGCAGCATGCCGCATCCACTACCGGGCCGTCGCTGACGGCCACCACAGTTTCGGGAGGCTGACATGCCGGACGTAGGCGATCTCGTCACCGCGCGGCTGACCGTGTCGCCGGCCGACGAGACGACGGCGGCGGTGCTGGTGGTGACGCTGCCGGACGGCAGCATCCTCACCCCGGTCGTCACCGGCGCCGATGACGGCGCGGTGTGGACGGCGCCGGTGGTCTACACGATGGCCGGGGTGTGGCGTCTGTCCTGGACCGTGTCCGGCACTGGCGCGAGCGTCGAGCACGAGCTGGTGTCGGTGGCCCCGGCGCCGGGCGTCGTCTCCAGCCGCTCGTACGCGACGACGACGGACCTGGCGAACTACATGAGGGCGGCGCCGCCGGTGGACGCGGCGCACCTGCTGGAGGGCGCCTCACGGATGCTCGACGCACGGGTCCTGCAGTACTGCCGGTACGACGTCACCACCGACGGCCTGCCCTCCGACGAGGATGTCGCGGAGGCGATCGGCCGGGCGGTGTGCGCTCAGGTCGCCTGGTGGGGCGAGGTCGGCGACAGCATCGGCGCGGCCGGGGTGGGGTACGGGTCGGTGTCGATCGGCTCCGTGAACTTGGGCCGGTCCGTCACCTCGGTGTCGGGCGACGACAGCGCGGCCCGCCAGCTCGCCCCGCAAGTGCTGGACGAGCTCCGCGCCCCGCACCTCCACGGCCGGCTGATCCTCGGCGCGGTGTCGGGGGTGGCCTGGTGAGCCGCATCCCTGGCTGGCTGCTGCGGCACCGCATCACGGTCGAGCCGTACCGCGGCGACTCCAGCAAGGGCCCGGTGTACGGGCCGGCGCAGACGGTGCGGTGCTTCCTGGACGAGCAGACCCGCGCGGTGCGCTCGCCCGGGGGTGAGGACGTGACGTCGTCGTCGACGGCGTACGCGGCGCCGGGCACGACCGTGCCTGCGCTGTCGCGGGTGACGCTGCCGTCGGGCCGTCAGACGACGGTGATCGCGGTGCTGCCCCGGGACGGGGGCGGGCTGCCGACACCGGACCACGTGGAGATCCAACTCCAGTAAGGAGGCCCCGGGATGCCGCAGAACTTCCGGCTCAGATTTGAGGGGGCACGGGCGGCACGGGAACTGCGGGCCGCGGAGGCGCGCGGCCTGCTGCTGGGCGCCGAGCACGTCCTCGGCGTCGCCAACGACAAGGTGCCGCTCGATGAGGGGTTCCTGCAGTCCACCGGTACCGCGTCCGTGGACGAGGCGGACATGAACGCCATGGTCAGCTACGACGGCCCCTACGCGGTACGCCAGCACGAGGAACTGGAGTGGCGGCACGCCCCGGGTCGTGAGGCGAAGTACCTGGAGAACGCCCTCAACAGCAGCCGCACCGAGGTGCAGGCGCTCATCGCCGCTCAGCTGAGGCGGGCACTGCGGTGAGCCACGAAACCGACCTGCTCCGCGGCACCGCCGAACTCCTCGCGGCCGAAGGTGTCGGCGACTACGACGAGACGAACCCGCTCCCGGCCGGCGCTACGGGGATCGTCCTCGGCCGGCTGCCGGACGGCCCGGATCGGGCGCTGGGCCTGACCACGTATCCGGTGGGTGACGACGACTCCACCGACTCCATCACTGGCGTCCAGGTGCGGCTGCGGGCGGGCGTCAACCCGCTCGATGTGCTCGACCTGTCCGACGCGGTGTTCAACGTCCTGCACGGCCGCCGCTCATGGATGGCGCGCGGCGTGCGGGTGGAAATCTCCTGGCGGAACTCCGAAGCGTGGATCGGCCAGGACTCTCGCGGGCGCATGGAGCGGTCCGCGAACTACTACCTCCGGACCGTGCGGTCCGGGCCCCATCAGCACGAGTAGGAGGACCGCATGTCCACACCCGTTGAGACCCCGGAGACGGAACTCGCCCGCGAGTGGCGGCTGGAAGTCAACATGGGCACCGACGAGGCCCCGGACTGGCAGCTGTGCCCCGGCGTCCGCGAGTTCCAGTTCACGTCGGAGCCGAACATCGAGGACGCGAGCGACTACGACTCGGACGGCTGGGCGTCGAACGAGAAGACCGGCCAGGCCTGGGAGCTGTCCGTCACCATCCGCCGCAAGGCCAACAAGACGTCGAAGACCTACAACGACGTCCACGAGGCGATCCGCAACGCGCACTTCGCCTACGGCGACGCCAACAAGGTGCGCCTGCGGTTCATGAACCGCAACGGGCTGCCCGAGGCGTACGAGGGCAAGGCCGTGCCCAACTGGCAGCCCGCCGGCGGCGAGTACACCGCGCTGGGCGAGGTCGAGATCACCTTCACCGGCGACGGACCGCTCACCCCGATCGACAACCCGCTGGCCGGGTCCTGATGGCAGCTGACAGCACCTTCGAGGCGCTCGACAACTTCCTCGACGACTACCTCGACCTCCCCGTCCGTGTCAGGGGCGGGGAGGTCCGGGTGTACCGCATCGAGGACCCGCCGGCGGAGGACGGCATCCGCATCGAGCGCATCACCACGCTGGCCGCCCGCCTCGCCGCCGGGCAGAAGGCCGCTGACCTTCCCGTCCTGGATGACGACGAGGAGCGGGACCTGTACCGCATGTGCCTGGGCGACACCTACGACGAGATGCTCGCCGACGGTGTGGGCTGGGCGCAGTTCAAGCACGTCGCGCTGACTGTCATGTTCTGGGTGATCGCCGACAAGGAGACCGCTCACGAGTTCTGGCAGACGGGCCAGCAGCCGGGAAAAGCCCCGAATCGGGAGGCCCGCAGAGCGCAGGCGAGGCGCGCTACCTCGGCGTCGGCAGAGGCGAGTACGACCCCGCGACCGGCCTCTACGAGTGGTACGAGGGCGGACTCCCGACCCCGCGGCAGGCGCGGTCGCAGACCGGGGGCCTCTCGGGCCTGACCTGGCACCAGATCCTCGGCCAGTGGCCGCTGATTGAGGCGGACCTGCATTCGGAGTACGGCATCGACGCCAGCTCCGGGATCCTCCGCGACCGGTCGTGGCGGTGGCTGCAGGTCCGCATCCTCGGTCTCCTCTCGGCTGAGACGCGCCTGTACCGGCACTTCGCGCCGCCTCCTGACTCCCCGAACCATCGCACCCGCAGAAGGGGGTAGACGTGGCGCTGACCGTGGGCGAGCTCAACGCGATCCTCACCATCGATGACCGCTCGGTGGATCCGGCGCTGCGGCGCGCGGAGAACGCGCTGCGGCAGTCCGGCCG